GCAACCGAGAGCAACCGAGCTTGCGAGGGCGGTAGTAACATACCCAACACAGCACCCGACAAGGACAAACACCAATGCCCAAAAGAACAGCAGACCCCGCCTACAGAGCAGCAAGAGCACAACTACTAGCAGGCAACCCACCCTGCCACTGGTGCGGCGCAACCGCAACAGAAGCAGACCACCTCATCGAACACGACCGCAACCCAGACGGCAACGCAGACATAAACAACATGGTCCCCTCATGCAAACCCTGCAACGCACGACGCGGACAGCTCTACAAAGCCAAAAAAGACCAAGCAACCAAAACACGCCGAGAACACGCCACAAACCCGTTTTTTGGAGCAAACCCCCTGCCCCCGACCCCAAGCAGGAGCCTCTTTTTTGACGGCAACCAGCCTGAACTGGCCGAGATTGGCAACGATGGGTCTGGACTGGAGCCGATTGCGTCTGAGTGTCCGCGACTGGTTACGCCGAGTCTGGGGGGCTGGTCTTATGGGCCTGCGGTTGCAGCTTGGGCTAAGACGTTTATGCAAGTTGATTTGATGCCGTGGCAGGTGACGGCTCTTTCGTTGCAGTTGCAACACGATGACAACGGCGATTTAGTGTTTCGTGAGTCTTTGATAAGTACGGCGAGACAACAAGGGAAAAGCGTTGCATTAAGGGCTCTTATCGGCTGGTGGATTACTGAGTACGCAGTTACTAAAGGCCCGCAACAGATTCTAAGTACCGCCAACATGCTGGATCGTGCCGAGGCCATCTTTAATGATTTGGCGTTTATTTTGAAAGACTTGTTTGGCGCGAAACTTATGCAGGCGTTAGGCCGTAAATCTGTGCAAATGCCAGACGGTTCACGCTGGGAAGTTCGCGCTGCCAGCCCTAAATTGCATGGCGGAAGTTACGACCTAATCGTTGTTGATGAGCTGTGGAACATTGCACCTAACATTCTTGACGACGCTTTGAAGCCGTCACAGATAGCACGTCCGAATCCGTTGTTGTCTATGTGGTCTACCGCCGGCGACGAGTCGAGCACCGCTATGATTAATTACCGATCTATTTCTTTGCAGGAAATTGACGAGGGTGTTGTTTCTGAGCGTTGTTTCGCTGAGTGGAGCATTCCCGCTGGCTGTGATTCTCGCGACCCAAAATATTGGGGGCTTAGTAACCCTGCTTTGGGGCGAACAATAACTGTGAAGGCTTTGCAGGCCGCATCAAAATCTGACAGCTTCCCCAGATCACATGGCAACCAGTGGAGCGCATCACGCGGTGCCTGGCTCGATTCAGGGGTGTGGGACAAATGCAAAACAACACAACCATTCCCAGACGGCGGCATTTTGGCTGTCGATTCATCGGTTGATGAGGCCCGATATATCGGTGTCAGATCAGTGTTTCACGGCCAGCAAATCTTTACCAAAATTGAGTTTGTTGTAGACACAGAATCAGAAATGTGGGTGCACGTCAACCGAGTTATGACTAACGCGTCTGTGGTTTTGCTGGTCACACCTACGCTTGAGATTCATGTTCCCACAGCGTTAAAGCGTCGCTACCAGTTGACTGGTTACGCAGAACTTTTGCGCTACACGTCACTGGTTCGCAACATGATCCTAGAAGGCAAGGTGCTGCACGACGGAAATCAAACCCTGTCGGAGCATGTCAGCCGAGCCACAGGGGTACGCACCGCACAGGGTTATGTGCTTTCTAGCCAAAAGTCACCGGGCCCTATCGAGGCGGCACGGTGCATGGTTTGGGCAGTGTCGGCTGTCAGTCGACCACAAAACAGACAAAAACCAATGCTAGTAGTGATGTAGTACGGTTACTATTTAGCCAGGCTTGTCGTTAGTTGTCGGGATTAACGGCAAGCCACTATCCGAGGAATCTAATGCCACTCTTTACCCGCAAAGAAACAAAAGCACAAATGAGCCCAGTGCCAACGCAAAAAGCAGCTGCAGCAGGTTCATATTCCACTGGCAACGCTGGATCATCTCTTATCGGCCAGTTCTACACATACCAGCAGGGCGCAATGCGCGACATGGCTATGCGTGTTCCCTCAATTGCTCGTGCCCGCACAATTCACGCCAGCATTATTTCCGCTATGCCATTAAAGATGTATCGGGAACAGTGGAACGAAACTGACCGTGAAATGGAATATGTCGACCTTGCACCGCGATCATGGTTGCGTCGCCCAGACCCAGCAATTCCTTACGAAACCCTCATGGCCTGGTTATTTGATGACCTTTTTTTCTGGGGAAGAGGCTTCCTTTTTATTTCCAGTAGAACAGCAGACGGATACCCAGCATCGTTTAGCCGTCTCCCTGCAGCTATGGTTTCATCGCCAAAAATGCCTCAAGATATTTGGTTTGCCCCAGCGCAAGAATTGGAGTTCAACGGTTTAGAAATTGACCCTATGAACGTCGTGCAATTCATCAGCCCAGTCGAAGGCATTATCTATTCAAACGCCGACACCATCGCCACAGCACTTAAGGTGGAAGCCAGTAGGGCGCGCAATGCGGAAACTTCAATCCCGTCCGGCATCCTTAAACAAACTGGTGGCGAGCCTTTGTCCGCGCAAGAACTGGCAGACCTATCAGCCCAATTCAACGCAGCTCGACGCACAAACCAGACCGCAGCGTTGAATGAGTTTTTATCGTATGAAGCCACAAGCGCAACACCGGACAAAATGATGCTTATTGAATCGGCACAATTTAGCGCATTACAGATGGCACAAATAAGCCAATTACCCCCGTATCTATTGGGTGTTCCGACAGGTTCGTACGCATATACAAACAGCCGTGAATCTCGCTGGGACACTTGGCTTTTTGGCACGAAGCTATGGGCAGAGTGCATCGCTGCCACGTTGTCAAGCAACCAAGTGCTGCCTAATGGCACTTATGTCGAGTTTGACACGGACGAATATCTAGGAGATATTGACGATGCCGACACAAACAGAACAATGGTAGAAACACCAGACGAACCCGAAACAGGAGAGAACAGAGCATGATTAGATTTACTACAGACGAGATAACTGTTAAAGCAGAGGAAGGCGAAAGCCTGCGCCAGATAGACGCGATAGCAGTTCCTTATAACGTGTTTGCGACCGTGAGCGATGGCACCGAGGTTTCCTTTTTGCCAGGCTCTTTAAAGTTCGAACGCGCACCACGCGTCTTTATGTTCCACAACCCTCAAATGGTCGTAGGCGTAGTTGCCGAAACCGTCGACACGCCCGAGGCCATGCTGGCATCGTTAAAACTGGCCCGCACTTCTATGGCCGATGACGCATTAGAGCTCGCAGGCATGGGCGCTTTCGCAGTGTCCGTCGGAGTCAATCCCACCAAGTCAACCATTGACGCTGAAGGCCGCATGATTGTCTCCGAGGCTCAATGGGAAGAAATTAGCCTTGTGCCCACGCCGGCATTTGCAGGATCACAAATTACCCAAGTTCTCGCATCGGCAGATGAATCCGTGTTATCATCCGATGAGGAACCCGATACAGACCCCACACCACAACAAGTCGAGGAGACAGAAACCGTGGACGCAGTACAGCCAGAAACAACCGTAGAAGCAGCAACACCAACACCGTTATTCGCTGCACCTACTCGCCAATTCCGTTTGCCATCACCAGGTGAATACATTGCAGCAATGACCCGCGGCGGTGCAGATTTTGCACAGCTCAACGCGAACATTCGCGCAGCTGCCGGCGACATTATTGTTAGCGATTCAGTGGTTCCAGAACCAATCGTTCAGCCTCTTTACGATGACATCAACCCTTTGCGCCCGCTCGTTTCTGCACTTGGGCCACGCTCAATGCCAGCACTCGGCAAAGTGTTTATCCGTCCACGTATTGCACAGCACACTGAAGTTGCCTCACAGGCAACAGAACTCACTGGCCTTGCTACACGCACACTTGAAATTGAAGAAGTGCAGGTCACAAAAGGCACATTTGGTGGCACCGTGTTGCTCTCCGAGCAGGTAATCGATTGGAGTGATCCTTCGATGCTCACCGCTGTGTTGCAAGACCTTGCAGGACAATATGCGCTTGCCACGGAATATTCAGCAGTTTCAACAATGGCCGCAAACATTGACGCAAACAACTTTGAAGTTACAGACCTTACTGATGCTGAGGAAGTTGTCGCAGACCTTTACGGTGTTGCTGCAGCAATCGCCAGCGTAGGTAACTACTTGCCAACACATTTGATCGTCAGTCCTTCCAGCTGGGCGAAATTGGGTTCATTGGTCGATCAGCAGGGGAGACCAGTTTTTCCACAGACTGCGCCAATTAACGGCATCGGTACTTTGCCTGGTGGCGTTACACAATGGAACGGCAACCCTCTCGGCTTGCAGTTGGTTGTGTCTAACCAAGTTAAAGACCAAGCAGTGCGTGGCACAGGCGATGCAGAGGACTACTTGTTCCTTGCAAACGCTCGTTTCATGGAAGTGTTCGAAAATCAAAAAGGAAGCGTATCCGTGGAGGTACCTTCAACTTTGGGTCGCCAGCTGAGTTTCAGAGGGTACTTCGCAAGTGCAATCATGCAAGAAAACGCTTGCTGGGCACTTGGGCCAGCCGTTTAATTAACTGAAAGGCAGGTGCCGCCATGGCGGTTTACACCGTTATTGCCCATCAGCGGTTAGACGATTACGCAGTCGTTCAGACACTCACAGACACGCCTGTCGAGCCTGGCCAGTCAATCACGCTGGCTGGGCTTGGGAACGGTTTAGACGGCACACACACCGTTTTGTTTTGCCCACAATACGCTTTTACTGGCACATTAGGCACTAGCGGTGAGTGGACGTATAACCCAGAGGTGCCACGCGCTAACCAGATTCTTTTTTATGATGCGGGCGACAACATAGAGTTTTCTACCGTTGTACCCACAGGGACGCTCACATGGACGCAGACCTGCACATGGATTACGAACACGCAGATAGCCAACTATCTCGACATACCTTTGACCTCGACTAACGCTGCCGCTTTGCTTGTTCAATGCGCAGCTGCTGCAAACGCTTTCGCATATCGTCGACGTTCCGAGTCTGGATATCTTCAAGATTCCCTAACAACTTCACCCGGTGGAGATGTCACGCTCGGCACGATCATGATTGGCGCAGCCTATTTCAGACAGCAGGGAAGTTACACAACCCTTGCGTCGTTTGACGGTATGGGCACACCACCCGCCAACGGTATTACACCTATGGTGCTGCAACTATTGGGCATTAACCGCCCACAGGTAGCATGAGTGGCCCAGGTCCAGGTCCAGGTCCAGGTCCAGGTCCAGGTCCCGTTGTGACATACACCGACCTTTTTAACGAGGCCTTAGACGACCTCTCAAACACCTTAAAAACGATTACAGGGCTACCAGTAGCGATAGACCCCCGCCAAATAACCACTTCTTGTGTGTTTATCGACGCCCCAAGTTTCGACGCTTGGAACTACAACATTGTCCGCATGGACTTCCCAGTCAAAGTAATCGGCAGCGGCCCTGGCAACCTTGACGCTTTGCGCGACATTCTTAGAATCACCGCTTTGTTGCTCGCCAAGAATGTGGCTGTCAAATCAGGCTCACCAGTGTTTGTTTCTATCGGTGGCGCAGAATATCCCGCCTATGATTTAGTTATATCGCTACAGGCGCAGACAGCGTAGGAGTTTTATGGCGTACAAAGTAAACAGCAGTCGAGTAGGAACCATAGGCGAGGAATACATCCCAGCCGAAGGCGTTAACGTCCAGGCTCTACTTGACGGCGGCTTCATTGTTGAAGTCGTAAAACCCAAACCACCTAAGCAGGAAACTGCTACCATTCAAGACAACAAGGAGTCAGAATAATGGCAACAAGCACATACCTTTCAAACCCAGTCGTAACCGTAAACACGGTAGACCTGAGCGATCAATGCACAGCAGCAACTTTCACGCATCGCTTTGACCAGCTCGAAGCCACCTCATTTGGAGACACTGCCCGCAACTTTGTCAAAGGCCTCGGCAACCATGAGGTCACGCTGTCGCTTTACATGAGCTATGCAGCCTCAGAAACTTACGCAACTCTTGCAGCTTTGGTAGGCACAGCCACAAACATCACGGTCAAGCCAACTAGCGGCGTAGCCTCCCCCACGGACCCCGGCTTTATTTTACAGGGTGCCTTTTTGGCTGAACTTCCTGTGATTTCGGCGACCATGGGCGAGCTCTCGACTGTGGACGTTACGTTTGTCGGTGGAGACTACTCAGTCTCAACCTCGTAATTGCTGGTAACCCCAGCCCGACTAAAGGAAACCAATGAAACTTACACTTGCTATAGACCTGGGCGACGGCCCGATAGAGGTCTCATCTAACCTTTATGTGATCGTGCAATACGAACGCAAATATAAACGCAAAGCCTCAGACATGGCTAACGGCGTAGGCATGGAAGATTTGCTCTTTATCGCTTACGAGTCCTGCAAACTTCACAACGTACCTGTCCCCGTAGTTTTTGATGATTTCATTAAACGCGCCATCTCAGTAGAGGTTTTAGACCAGGACACAGACGCAAACCCTACCCACGCGGCACCTACCGACATTCATTAGCAGCTCTGCTTTTGCAAACAGGGTGGTGGCCGCCTGGGATAGACTTCGACATACAAGACATGTACACCGTGTCAAAGATGATTGAGGAACAAAATAAAAATGCCCGCCGAATTTGATACCCAAGTTGTAGGCGTTAAAGAGGCATTGCGTGACCTCGGCAGACTAGACGGAGACCTAGCCCGCCAACTTAAAAAAGACGCTCGCAACATCATGGCCCCTATTGTGCGGGACGCTAAATCGGCAATACCTAACACAGCCCTGTCTGGAATGTCACGCCCGTGGAAAAGTAAAAAATCAGGCGCACAACTGTTGCCGTGGTCAGGTGCTACCGCCCGCAAATACGTTAAAGCCAAAACAAGCACTAAAAAGCCAACAGAGTTTGCGGGAGTTACTCGCGATCTAGCAGCCTTTTATGTTTCTTGGGCTGGCGGTGTTAACGCCATTTTTGACATGGCAGGCCGTAAAAACAATTCCCTCCTGGCTGCAAACCTCACCACATTGTTTGGGCCACCGTCACGCATTATGTACCCGGCAGCAGAAAAGAACGCTGAGACTGTAGAGCGAGGCATTAATGAAGTGGTAGACCAAATTGTCAAAGCCACTAACGAGCAGTTAGGCAGGAACATTCGATGAGTATCAAAATCGCAATCGTGACCGATTTCATCGGGACTGGATTACAAAAAGCCACCGCAGAATTTAAGCAGCTTGAGGGCACAGGCAAGAAGGCTGGATTCATATTAAAGAAGTCCCTCATACCTGCTACCGCAGCTTTGGGTGCTTTTGCTGGTTTCATGGTCAACGCCGCTAAAAATGCTGAAGAAGCTCGCCAGGCTAACCAGCGTTTAGGCAACGTGCTTGACAGCATGGGATTTGGGGAAGCCACAGATCGTGTTACTGCCTACGCCGAAAGCCTTGAAAAAACTATTGCTGTAGATGCTGATGTCATCAAAGCAACACAAACAAAACTGGCAACATTTGGTGCACTAACTAAAAGCGTGGGCAAGGCTGGCGGGGCTTTTGACCGGGCAACTTTGGCTGCGCTTGACTTGGCTGCGGCAGGTTTTGGCACCGCTGAAGGAAACGCTGTTCAATTAGGCAAAGCGTTAGAAAACCCTATTAAAGGCTTGGCCTCACTTGCTAAGTCTGGCGTGACGTTCACTGATGAGGAAAAAGAAAAGATTAAAGCCCTCACCGAGTCGGGAAGGCTGCTAGAAGCTCAGGACATTATTTTAAAGGCTGTTGAGAAGCAGGTCGGCGGGACAGCTAAAGAATCTGCCTCATCGTTTGAAAAACTAAAGTTTGCTGTTATGGGTGTCGCCGACACATTCGGCGATTTGTTGTTGCCAGCCATCGATGCACTGGTTCCTATCGCTGCAGCAATCTCAAAATGGGCAACTGAAAACCCTGAGCTAATGAAAAAAATTAGTATTGCTTTTGTAGGTTTCACCGCTGCAGTAATTGCGCTTAACATTGCTATGAGCCTCAACCCATTTGTCTTAATTGCTATTGGAATTGGCGCGTTAATTGGCTTGCTAGCAGCTGCGTACATCAAGTTCGAGAACTTCCGTAAAATTGTCGACGCAGTGTTTGGCGCTATCAAGTTCTACATAAACAACGTCACCATCCCAGCAGTCAAGGCAATGGTCGACGTCTTTAAAACAGCGTTTAACGCCATCGCAGCTATCTGGAACAACACCGTAGGCAAACTGTCTTTTGAAATACCTAAGTGGGTGCCGGGTCTTGGCGGCAAAGGTTTCAGCGTCCCTAAGATTCCAATGTTGGCTGCAGGTGGAATTGTTACTAGCCCGACCCTGGCGATGATCGGCGAGGCAGGCCCAGAGGCTGTCATACCGTTAAATCGTATGGGCCAAATGGGTGGCGGTGGCACAACTGTCAACATCAACGTCAACGGTGGCGACCCTCAATCCGTGGTCAATGCTTTGCGTACCTACATGAGGCAAAACGGCTCTGTTCCTATCCGTGTGAGCAACATTTTCTAGTCATGCCTTTACAGACGTACACAGTTAGTTACACC